GCTGCATCGCGAGCGCAAAACCGTGGAAAGTCTCGGCGGAAAACTGCGGATTATCGTGGTTGATAGCCGCTGGCACTCTAGCGAACTACTCTCGGGAAAGGCGCTCGCATGACACAGATGCGTAGCAAGTCCTGCTACTGCAAGACCTGCAAGGGCACGTCCTACGTCATAGCCAATCTCGAGGCTGGAACCATCAAGAGCGTCACGGTGACGCCGCTATGCCATTGGCCGGCGAAATGCCCGGAGGAATTCGTGCGAGGCGTGTTCGATAGACGATTCGGGTCGAAGATCATCGTCCCGCATCCAGGTTCGCCGCTGTGAAGAAAAGCGTCATCCTCGAGATGCACACGCTGCAGACCGCGAAGAAGTATCCAGAAATGGAAAAGGTCGCGCGCTCGCTGACGAAGAAGTTCCCGCGCGATCCGCTCGCGTGGCGCGCACTAGGAGTCGCGCTCAAGTTGCAGGGCAAGGACGGACTCGAAGCATTCGAGCGCGTCGTCAAGCTTATCCCGAAGAATGCCCTCTCCCACTTCCACGTCGGCGTCCAACTAGAAGGGCTAGGACGGACGCGGGAGGCCATTGCGTCATACAACAAGACGATCGAGCTCGACCCGAACTCAGCGGAGGCATACAACAATCTCGGCAACGCTCTGAAGGCGATCATCAAGCCCTACGACGCCTTGGTCTGCCACCAGAAAGCTATCCACCTGAATCCGAAGCTGGCCCAAGGCTACATGAACCTTGGCGGCGATCTGCTCGGCATCGGGCATCACGGCAAGGCGGTGGAGTGCTATAAGAAGGTGCTGGAGATCGATCCTGACTTCGTCGAGGCGTACAGCAACCTGATTTTCGCGCAGGACTTCATGGCTATCCTGGACGCGCGCACGCACATCCACGCGCGCCGGGACTGGGCAGAGAACTACGTCGATCACCTGCTGCCCGGCGAACCGGAGAACGACAACGATCCTGACCCGGATCGAAAGCTACGCATCGGGTATGTAGGCGGGGATTTCAAGGAGCATTCGGCGGCGCGAGTGTGGGGCTCGGTCGTCACTGGTTACGATCGCTCGAAATTCGACGTGTACTGCTACAACAACAACACGACCAAGGGCGACTCCTACAAGGAGCGTTTCATGGCCGCCGCAACGCACTGGCGCGAGATTGGTGCGATGCACGATCTGGACATCGTGAAACTGATCCGCCAGGATAAGATCGACATTCTTGTGGATCTGGCCGGCCACTCCGCGATGAATCGCCTGCCGGTGTTTGCCTTCCACCCGGCGCCTGTAACAGTTCACGCCTGGGGCTATGCGACCGGGACCGGCATGAAGAAGATGGACTACTTCTTCGGATGCAAGGGGATTGTCGCCGAGCACGAGCGCGAATTCTTCACCGAGGAAATCATCGACTTGCCGTGCGCGGCTGGTTCCTACTTCCCGGAACCTTTTCCAGACGTGTCACCGCTGCCATTCCTAGAAAACCAGATCATCACCTTCGGATCCATGAACCGGATGCATAAGGCGACCGAGGAGTGCTACCAGACCTGGGTCGAGGTGCTGCGCGCGGTGCCGAACAGCAGGTTTTTGCTGAAGGCTGGCGAACTGGCTGACGAATCCTCGCGCGCTGCTACACTGTGGAATTTTACCAAGGCAGGCATCGACCCGAATCGGATCAAGATGCTCGGTGCGACCAAGTGGCACCAGCACGTTGGCGCATATACGCTCGTGGACATCGCCCTGGACCCGTTTCCGCATGGCGGCGGTGTGACCTGCATGGAAGGTTTGATGATGGGCGTGCCGGCCGTGACCCTGCGCTGGCCTACCTTGGTCGGGCGCATCTCGGCGGCGATCCAGACCACCGTGGGCATCCCAGACTGGTGCGCGGACACGGCTGATGATTACGTGAAGCTGGCGGTCAAGAAAGCCGCCGACATTGAAGGGCTGAAGCGCCTGCGCCCAGCACTACGCGGGATGTTCCTCGCCTCACCCATCGGGAACAGCAAGGTGTACGTCTCCGAGGTCGAAAGGCACTACCGCGAGGTATGGCGCAGGTGGTGCGCAAAGAAAGTGCTTGACAAGGAAAAAATCGCAGCGTAGTGTCACTTCCGCAACAAGTCTCACGGCCCCGAATGGGAGCACCGGACCCGCAAGGACACTCCGGCCCGAGTAGGACACGCTGAAGTGTGAGACTCAGCCCCCGGCGACGGATACGGCAACCAACATCTCTGAACTTTTTGAGAAGGGTGCCGTATGGCTAACCCAGCCGATGCAGGACTGATTCCGCTCTACACCACGCAGTTCTCGACCAACCTCGAGCTCTTGCTCCAGCAGATCGGGTCGAAACTCCGCATGCACGTCCGCGAGGGCTTCCACGTAGGCAAGATGGCCTCTCCGATCAACCAGATCGGGTCCATCGTGCTGAAGGCGCCCGCAGGCCGCTTCTCCCCGAAGGACCGCACCGACGCGAACTTCGTCCGGCGCTGGGTCTTCCCGGCCGAGGGCGAGATCGACCAACTGATCGACTCCTTCGACGAGCTGCAGACCATCGTCGATCCGAAGTCCCAGTACGCCTCGAACGCCGCCAACGCGGTCGGCCGGGCCTGGGATGATGCCCTGATCGTCGCCGCAACCGGCAGCGCCCAGATAGGCCAGGATGCCGCTGGGCTGACCACCGAGACGTTCAGCACGACCAACTTCCAGGTCAATACGACCTTCGGCGCCTCGGCCGCTGCCGGCCTCACGGTCGCCAAGATGATCGAGACGAAGCGGATCTTCAGGCACTTCCACAACGATCTCGAGACGGACCCGCCCTGCATGGTCATCGGCTCCAAGCAAGAATCGGACCTATTGAACCAAGTCCAGGTCGTGAGCACCGACTACAACGACAAGCCGGTCCTCGTCGATGGCCGGATCCGCCGGTTCCTCGGATTCGATATCGAGGTGTCCGAGCGGCTCCAGCAGACCACTGCGGCGACCACGCGCGGGGTCATCGCCTTCGTCAAGTCCGGCCTGTACCTTGGCATGTGGAAGGACATGACGAACCGGGTGTCGATCCGAAACGACCTGTCCGGCGAACCGTGGGATCTCTACACGAGCGCGATGTTCGGGGCCACCAGGCTACAGCCTGGGAAGGTGGTTCAAATCCTCTGCGCCGACACCACTGGCGCGGACATCACGCCGTAACGGAGAGCCGACATGGAACAACTGAAATCCAACACAGTCACCAACCTCGACGCGACTCCCATCATCGTCAGCACCGCTGGCGAGGGTCTGCAGGGCACGATGAAGGTGAACAGCGACACAATCGCTCCAACGAGCGCCATCGCGCAGTTCGCGACCTACCGCCTGTGCAGGTTCCCGACGGACTCCAAGGTCAAGCACGTCTGGTGCTATACGAGCGGCTTGGAGGGGCAGACCACCGCCACCGCGTCGCTCGACATCAATGTCGCGTTCTCCGACTCGACCACGGACGGCACCCCATCCGTGCTGGTGGGCACCATCCCGTCGAACAAGCACGATGGCACCAGCCTGTCCTACCAGGGCACCACCGGCTATTCGACCGGCTACACGAACTCCGGCACCGGCAACAAGCTATTCGGTTCCGCGCTGCTCCAGGGCACGGCTGGCGTGGTGAAGTACCAGGAAGTCACCTTCCTGAATACCACCGCCTCGGCAGGCTTCTTCCCGGCAAATCGTGAGGACAACCTCTGGAACGTGTTCGGTTTCACGAACTCGCAGGGCGTGGCGCAGGATCCGGGCGGCGCCTTCGACATCTTCGTGGTCGTCGCCGCAGCCCTCACCACGGCCGCCGCCGGCATCATCGGCGTGGAAGTGGACTTCGTGGCGTAGACCATGGCTGACAACTTCATCGGCATCAACCGTGGTGCCCTGGACGACGTTCCTGCCAGCATCACGGTCGGGTCGTCCACTGGGGCGAAAGACATCGAGCTCCGCGTCGATACGGGCAAGGGAACGACCCGTCAGGATGTCATCAAGGCGCTGGAGGCGATCAGGAGCTACATCCTGAGCAACGGGTATCAGTCCGCCGCGAATCTGCCACCGCTGTAGGAAATGGCGACCTCGACAGAAAGCGTAGCGTTCCAGAGCATCGCTGCGACGACAGCCGCATTCACCCTGAAGGGTGGGCGCTACCTGTTCAACGCGGTGGCGACCTTCGGCGGAGGCTCTGTCGCACTACACGGAATGACTGCAGACGGCTCGACCTTCGCTGTCGTTCCGGACATTGCCGGGAACGCTGTTTCGGTCACTGTAGCTGGCTGGAAAACGACCGATCTCGCCCCTGGACAGTACAAATTCGTGATCGCTACGGCGACCGCCGTCTTCTGCGCAGTGGCCTCAGTTCCAGGCTGAGGGTAGAATCGGCGGCTACAGGAGCCGCGCATGAGCTTTCTCAATCCGGTTGACGTAGCGAACCGGGCCTGCCAGCACTGCAAGGTGCGGCGTATTTCATCCACCCTCGGGTTCACCGAGGACTCCGAACAAGCCGGCGAGATTGGTTTCGCATACGACAAGGTGCGTCGCGCGGAACTGCGTCGCAACGTGTGGCGCTTCTCCATCCGCAAGGCTACGCTGCGGCCGATCGATACCAACACCATGCTGCTCGTGCCGACGCTGTGGGCGAGCACCACGGACTATCCGGTGGGCGCCATCGTTTCAGATGCTGACGGCTACGTGTGGCAGGGTGTTCAGCAGGACAACCTGAACAACACACCAGGGAGTTCGGCTGCGTGGCAAGGCTACTTCGGCCCCATGACCGTCTCGCTCTACGACACGACCGGAACCACCGGATACTTCGCTGGAGAACTCGTCTATAAGACGCCCGGCGACGGCACCTACGTCGTCTACATGTCGCAGATCAGCGGAACCAGCGCAGATCCAGCGACCGGCACAACGTGGTCAGCGACCGTGCAGTACATGAAGGATCAGGTGGTGCTCGTCACCGCGACGTACTACGTCAGCCTGATCGACTTCAACCTGAACCAGAACCCGGCGAGCGCGCCAGCACTGTGGGCGTCAGGCACGACCTACGGCGCTGCAGCGTCAGTTGGGGCCTCCGACGGCATCATCTATACGTCGATCGCTGGCGGAAACGTAGGCCACGACCCGACATCGACGACTGGCTTCTGGACGAATACCGGCGTTCTAAATCCGTGGACGACGGTGAACAACTTCGGCACCGCCGGCCAAGGGTGGCAGCAACTCGGCGTCGGCCTCACTGACCTGAACATCTTCTACCCACTTGGCTCCGGTCCTAACATCCAGAACACACTCCGCAACATCTTCCGTCTCCCTGCGAACTACCTGCGCATCGCGCCGCAAGACCCGAAGGCTGGTTCGGTGTCGTTCATGGGATCACCGACAGGGAACATGTACAAGGACTGGACATTCGAGGGAAACTTCTTCACCTCGAGAGAGCCATTCCCGATCACCTTCCGCTTCGCCGCCGACATCATCAACGTGCGCGAGATGGACGACATGTTTTGCGAGGGATTTGCAGCTCGCATCGCGATGGAAGTCGTCGGGCGTCTGTCGCAAGCTGGAGCGTCCGTATCGGAGTGCATCGGCGTGTACCGTGGGATCATGGGAGAGGCGCGGACGGTGAACGGTATCGAGCAAGGTCCGGTCGAAGCACCGGAGGACGACTTCATCACCTGTAGGCTCTGATGGCCGATAGCAATTTCGGCCAATCGTCCTTCCTTGGAGGGGAATGGTCGCCATACTCTCAAGGACGCATAGATTTGCCGACATACAGGTCGGCGATGAATGTATGCCGCAATGGATACCCGCTCGAAGACGGAGCGTGGATTCGTAGATCCGGCACTCGCTTGGGAGGGCCTACACGAAATGGCGCTGAAGCTAAGATCCTGACTTTCGATTTCGCGCAGAAAACTCCTTACTATGAAGAATTCACCGATGGCTTTCTGCGCATGTGGGCTTCTGCGACGGAGAGTTCTGGTCTAAACCAATCGTTGCCACAAGATTTCCGTTTGGCGACGCACAACGACAATCAGGTTGTCATCGCCATCTCTAGCGCAAGTCCTGCGGTGGTGCAAACAACCACGGCGCATGGCTGGGCGACTGGCGATTTCGTACAGTTCCTGTTCGCGCCCTCTGGGCCTGCTGCATTCACGCCGCTATTGCGCGCCAGAACATTTGCCATCACCGTAACGGATACGACGCACTTCTCACTCGATTCGATAGATGGCAGCACGCTGGGATGGTCTACACCGACATCCGGCAACGTGGTAGTGATGCGGATCATGGAGATCTCCACTCCGTACACAAACGGAGAATGGTCATCGCTTCGCCAGATCCAGGCAGAGAAACAAATGGTATTGTTGCAAAACTCATTCGCACCGAGAAATCTTCAAGTAATCACTGATCCTACCGCAACATCGTTCGCGCAATTTTCGCTTTCAAGCGTGTCATTCCTTGATGGCCCATATCTTGACCCGCCGACCGATGGCACATTCCTCACGCCGACGATCACGGCGATCACGCAGGGAACTCTGCCAGCGACTGCGAACTGGACTGGCATTGCATGGAACGGAACGAATCTTTTCGTGGCTA